GCCGCTGAGGGTTGCGCCGCCGTTGGCTGCTGCGGTCACCTCGCTTGTGCCCTGCAGCAGACCCAGGCCACTGACGTCGACCTGGCCGCCGGTCAAGGTCTCGACGCCCGATGAGCCCAGTTCCGCGCCGGTCATCTCCAGCCCGCCGGCGCCGGCCACCGATCCCGCGCCGGACAGGTCGGGCACCGAACCGGTGGCCAGCGCGATCGCGCCGGCGATGTTGCCGATCTGCACCAGGTCCTTGCCGAAGACCTTGGCCGCGGCCTTGTCGATCGAGGCGGACAGCCCCGTGATGCCGGCGGCCAGAGACACACCGAGGGTGACGGCCGTGCTCGCGCCGGCCGCCGTCATGAGGATGGGGATGGCCACAGCCATTGCGTCAGCTCCTGATGTCGCGCGTCCAGGCATCGCCCGCGCGCTGGTAGTGGCGACGATCGGCCAGCACGCGGGCCAGCCGGGCGTCGCTCGAGTAGTTGTGCAGCACCACCAGGGCCGCACCCATGCGGCGGCCCCAGGTCTCGAAGCGAGCCGCCAGCGCCAGGCCGGAGCCGTCGACGGCGAACCACGCCCACTCCATGGCCGCCGTCGCGGCGGTGAAGCCCAGCGGTTGCACCAGGCCGGCCAGATAGCCGCCGTCGGTCATCAGCACCGTGCGGCCGGGCTGCTCGATGAACTGCAGCGCGGTGGCCTCGACGGCCCGCGCGTCGAACGGCAGGGCCTGCGCCCAGGTGGACTGGGCGTGCTCCTGCCGCGCCAGCGCGATCAGCGCCGGGATGTCGTTGCGGGTGGCGTAGCGGATCACGCTCACCATCCGTAGTCGCCGCCGTAGTCGCCGCCCAGGCCGTTGGACCCGTCGGAGCCGTAGCCGCCCAGTCCATCGCCGCTCAGGCCGCCGACCTCGCCGCCGCCCAGGTCGCCGCCCAGGTCGCCGCCGGTCGACCCGCTGCCTGACCCGTCGTTGCCACCGGCGCCGACCTCGCCGCCGGTACTGGCCGAGCCCGCGCCAGCCGACCCGGCGCCGCTCGTCCCGCTGCTGTCGTTGCCGCCCGCACCCTGCTCCGAGCTGGTGCCGCCCGAACTGCTGCCGGACGATGAGCCGCCGGAGCTCGACCCGGTGCCGGTCGATGCGTCATCGATGACCTCGAAGCCTGACAGCCAGTCCGGCCAGTTCTCGGGCAGGTCCACGCCGGAGAACTTGATGAGCTCCTCGATGTCGGCCGTCGCCTTGTCGGCGATCATCTTGATGGCCTTGTCCTTGGCGTCGGCACTCATGTTGGGGTCTGCCTCAAGCGCAGCCATCGCGTTGGACGCCTTCGCGCGCAGGTCGGCCATGTTCTGGCTGAGCGTCTGCCGCTCGGCCGCCGCCGTCTTGTCCTTGTCGGCCTGCAGCTGGTCGCGCTGCAGGTCCAGCGCATCGTTGCGGTACGCCAGGTCCGTGCTGCGGTAGGCCTCGTCGTTGGCCATCTGCTCGCGCTGCAGCGCCTGCTCGTCGGCTGCCTGCTTCATCGACAGCACACCCTGGTACTGCTGCAGCGCGCCCTCGCGCTGGAACGCGTTCTGGTCGGTGGCGAACGCGTTGAGCGCGCTGGTGTTGTCCCGCTGGGTCGTCAGGTAGGACGTGGCGTCCTGCTGTGCGATCGGCAAGGCAGCATCGATGGCAGCCGCCTCACCTGCACCCGCTGCGATCGAGCTGTTGCCCAGGCCGCGCGCGGCGCTGGTCTGGGCGGCCTTCGTGCGGGCCCGGGTGATCCACGGGCTGTCCTTGGCCAGCAGGCTGCCGAGCTGGCCCGCGACGGTCGACTTGTCGGCGTCCACCTCGTAGGTCGTGGCCTCCTGCGTCGCGCCGGCCAGCACGCCCAGGTCCGTCGTGCCGGTGGATGCCCAGTCCGGCAGGCTGCTGCTACCGGAGCTGCTGCTACTGCCGGAGCTGGTCGTGCCGAGCAGCGAGCTGTCGCCGCTGGTGCTGGCCGTGGTGGCGGTCGTGCCGCCGGTGATGTCGTCGGAGCTGAGAACGCCCATGGTCAGTAGCCTCCGCCAGAGTGGCGCGGTTTGTCGGCGTGCCGCCGCTCGGATTCGATGAGGGTCTGCGCCGGCGCGTCCAGCAGCTGGCGCAGCTCGGCGATGCGGGCCGAGGCGATCAGGCGCGTCCGGTCATCGGTGGCCAGGTCGATCGCCTGCGCGGTCAGGTCGGCCAGCCGGACCTCGGCGTAGGTGCGCACCGCATCCCAGTCGAGTGACCTGACGTTGACGGGCAGCGGCGTCATCAGATCCCGCTCCCGGCCGCGGCCTTCATCGACAGCTCAGCGTTGAACTTCTGGGCCTCGTGCTTGCGCTGGTCCCGGCGGTCCTGGATGTCCGCGGCGGCCTGCGCAGCCTGGATGCCGTAGCGCACGCGGGCCTCCTCGATGGTGATGTCCTTCGTGGCAGCCAGCTCGGCGATGCGCGTCTCGGACCGCATGCGCTCGATGACGAGCTCGTGCTCGCGCTGCTGGGCGTTGTCCTCGATCTCGGCCTTGCGCAGCTGGATGCGCTGCACCTCGGGGCTGACCTGCTCGCCGGCCTTCTTGCGCTCCTCCTCCATCTGCTGCACCTCGGCGTCGTTGGGCAGCATCTCGTCGGGGTCCAGCCGCAGGGCGGTGGCGATCTTGCGCAGCTGGGCGACGATGCGGCGCACCGGCACGCCGGCCTCGGCACTCATCTTGGTCAGCAGCTGCACGCGCGCGGCGTAGCCGTCGGCCTCCAGCAGCGCCGACGTGCCGCGCGCCACGGCCGACAGATCGCCCTTGATCGACGGGTCCGGCGTGTTCTGCATGTGCCAGTCGACGAAGCGGCCGATCATCGGCACCGTCACCAGGTCGTCGAAGGCCCGCACGGCGCGGCGCATCCAGACGGACGCAGCATTGAAGGCGAGCGCCACACCGGTCGCGCCGGCCTGCATGTAGCTCGGCGCCTCGGCGCCCTGCAGCGCCATCGCCGGCCCGCCGATCTCCTCGGCCATCGCCTTGAACTGGCCGAAGATGGCCAGCAGCTCTTTGGCGAGCGACGTGACCTGGAAGAACCCGAAGACGTTCTTCACGTCGTCGGTTCCCTCGGTCAGCTCCCACAGCTTGTGCGGCTCGATGGTCATCTGGCCGTTGACCGGGCGCACCTTCTTGCGGTTGACCACGATCTGCGGCCCGGACGACAGACCCATGTTGTCCATGAGCGCCCGGATCGCGCTGTTTGCACCGACCTGGGTGTCCCTCATCTCGAACGGCAGGCCGTAGCCGAAGACGCAGGTCGGATCCTCGATCCACGTCAGCACGCTGTACGGGCTGTCATCGGTGTCCATCGGCCACACGGCCACCTTCACCACGATGCCGCCCGTCTCGCTGAAGAACACGCAGGCGTTGCTCACGCCCAGCGAGTCCTCGGGGATGTCGGTCGCGCCCCACGCGCGCAGCTGCTCGTGATCGACCGGGCCGTTGTACTCGATGAGGTTGTGGGTGCTGGGCAGCACGCCACCCACGCCAGCCGCATCCCGGCTTTCGGCGTTGGGGTCGGCGGTCGACAGCTGCACCGCGCCCATCGCGATCACCGTGCGGATGGCTGCCTCGCTGAAGCCCGGCACGCGGGCCAGCTTCGCCAGCTGGGCCTTGTTCATCCGGTGCATCTCGTAGTGCCCGGACATGCGCTCGATCTCGCCCGGGCCGACGGACAGGTCGGGGTAGTAGTTCCAGGGGTCGACCCGGACGACGGCCGGCTTGTGCTCCTCGACGCGCTGCATCGTCGCGGAGCCGTCCGGGTTGATGGTGTAGACCCGCTTGACCTTGCCCATGACCATCGGGCCCTTGAGCACACCGCTGCCCAGCTGCAGCGCATCGCGCATCGCGCGGCGGGCCTGCGCCGGGTAGTTGCACTCCTTGAGGTTGTCGTCGATGGTCTTCTGCATCGCCGCGGCCTTGGCCGCGGCGTCCTCCTGCGCCTCGCGCAGGGCCTGCAGCACCGCCTCGGACGTCAGCGTCAGCGCCTGGCCGGGCACCTGCACGGTCTGCCCCGGGCCCAGCCGCTGCGCCATGGCGACGGCCTGCTCCATCTCCTGCCGCGGCGACGGCTGCACGACGAAGTTGCGATCGTCGGTCGGGAACAGCAGGTCTGCCCATCGGGCCTCGACCAGCGTGCACACCCGGCGCGTGAGCGGCACGTAGAGCTGGCTGGCCGACGGCCGAGCCTCGCGCAGGCTGGCCAGGAACCCGGGGTCGTACTCGCCGCGGTAGGCCCGCAGATCCTCGCGCCACCGCTCCTCGATCTGCATGCGGTCGGTCTTGCGCTGGGCGAACTCCTGCAGCAGGTACAAGCCGAGCGCCTGGATCATCGGATCCTGCACCCGCTGCTCGTCGGCCGTGATCGGCTGCTCCGGCTCGGGGCCTGCGCCGATCTCGGCCTGGGCCTCATCGAACGCCGCGTCGTAGGCGTCGGTGTCCGCGTCGTCGACGCCGATCACCACCATGCCCGCGGGCTCGTTGATGTCGTCGGGATAGGTGGGGTCCATGCGGGTGCGCCATCGGCGCCAGTCGTTGCGGGGCCGAGCGGCACCAGGCGGCTCGCGGGGCGATCGTGTCGCCCGCAGCCCGGCCGCGTCCCTCGCGCATACACCCGCCGGTCAGTAGCCTCCGCGGCCCCAGCGGGTGGGTGCCACCGATCCCAGGTCGGGCAGCACCTCATCGTTCACGCGGTAGCCCTGCGCGAACTGGCGGAAAGCATCCGCCCCGTTGGAATACACGTCATGCCGCGGCTTGCGCGCCCAGTCGCCCGCGTCGTCGTCCCACTCGCGGCTGTAGTTGTCGAGGCAGTCGAGCCCATCCTGGGTTGCCTCCTCGTCGAACTCGCACTCGGGCATCACGTTCTTCGTCAGCTCGATGCCGGTGCGCAGGTCGGCGACGCGCGGGACGATCTTGATGTTGCGCATGCCCATGCGCTCGAGGATCTCTTTGCGCGTCTCGACCTCCTCGCCCTGCAGCCTGGCTTCGGCGTCGTGCGGCAGGTAGTGGCAGCCCCATCGCGCGCCGTTCTCGCGCCGCCACTCCTCCAGCTCCTCCCAGTAGTAGCGCATGCCCTGGCCCTGATCCCAGAGGAAGCCGACAAACCGGTTCATCGCGCCGACGCGCTGGTGCAGCCAGATGCAGTTCCGGTCGTTCACCCCCAGATCCCAGAACGTGTTGACCGCCAACCCTGGGCGGACCGGGCAGTGACCGATGCGCCCGGCCAGGCGCAGGGCGCGCATCTCCTTCCCGTAGATCAGGCCATCGAGCGCGACAGCGAACGCCTCCTCGGGCCAGCCCGGGAACTCGCGCTGCATGTTGTCGCCGAGCGTCGCCAGCTTTTTCGAGTACCACGCCAGCTGATCGGGCCGCAGCTGCACGCCGAGCCGAGTGAACAGCTCCTCGCTGTGCTTGCGGGCCTCCTCCCGAATGACGACGCCGGCCGGGTCGATCGCGTAGGACGGCTTTGCGAACCATGGGTAGAAGTGCAGGCGGTCATCCAGCGGCGTCAATCGGCCGCCCTGCTGCTGCAGCTTCAGCGCGGCCGTCACCATCTTGTAGAACTCGCCGGACCGCCCCTCGGCGGTGCTCTCGACAATGCGGATGCCGCCCTGGTTGGGTACCGCCTGGAACGCACCCGTCACGATCTCGGTGGCCTTCTCGGGGAAGCGGCGGGCGATCTTGCCCATTTCGGAAACGTGCAGGAACTGCAGCGTCCCGCCGCGGCCGCCGGTGTCCACCGAAACGGATGAGCCGTTCTCGAACAGCATCTCGGTCTTCGTCTTGCTGGCCAAGGGCCGCAAGGCCTGCACCATCGGCGGGAGCGCTTTGTAGACCGCCAGCACCTTGTTGCGGAAGATCTTGGCGACGTCGTTCTTGGTGTGGGCAATGATCAGCGCGGTGAAGTTCTTGTTGAACATCGCCTGGTCGAGCGCCAGAACACCCGCGAATGTCGTGAACCCCAGCTGCCGCGCCTTGAGGATCAGGTTGTTCCAGTGCAGCGTGCGGAACAGCTGCCACTGCTCAGGGTTCGGCCGGAACGGCACCGCCTGGCCTGAGTCGGTCACGATCGTGTAGAGGTTGCCAAGCCTCCACACAGGGTCCGACAGCTTGGCCTTGATCTCCTCGATCGGGATGTTGGCAGCGAGCCGCGGCGCGGCGATCGGCTCAGTCATCATCACGCAGGTCAGTACTCACGGGCAGCCGGCTGTCACGCTCGTTCATCCAGTCGCGGAGCTCGTCCAAGCTGCCCGCCTGCGCGCTGGCGACCGCGGCCTTGACGTTGACGTTCTCGGCGCCGATGCCCAGCACGCGCGCCAGGGCCTGCACGGCGCCCAGCTGGTCCTTGGTCCGGATCTCGACGCTCCCGTCCTTGCTGAGCTTGACGCCGGCGAACAGGCGCGCCGCCGCGGGCGACACGGCGCGCACGTCGTGGAAGTGGGCGTGGAGCACCCCGTCGCCGTGGCACTCAGGGCAGCCCGGGTGCGGCGCGCGGCGCGTGGTGTAGCCGATGCCTCCGGCGACGTCGAACGCCCCAGGGTCGGGTGCCTTGCTCGCTTCGGCCTGGGCCAGCTGGGCCGCGTGCTCGGCGATCGCGCGCTCCTGCTCGGCCGCGGTGCGCTGGTACCGGTGGCCCTCACCCCAGCAGTACCGGCAGGGCACGCGCCGCACCTCCATCAGCTCGCGCGGGTCGGCCGTGGCCACCTCGGCCAGCATGTGCGCGATGTCGTCGCCCGTCAGCTGCAGGCGCTGGCGCTTGCGCGCGAAGGCCTCAGCCACCGCGGCGGCCACCTCGGGCCGGCCCAGCATGCGCGGACCCTCGGTGCCCGCGGTCTCGGTCGACACCTCGGGCCGGACGCGGCGATATGCGGCCGAGGCGTTGCAGTCGATGGTGTACGACTCGGCGAACGCCCGCGCGAGCGGCGTCAGCTCGCCAGGCGTGTCGCCCACCTGCTGCGCCAGCTGCTCGGCCAGCGCAGCGCGGGGCTTGCGGCGCGGCGCGGGCGCGGGCTTCTTCGCGGCAGCCTTCTTGGCTGCGACGATCTTGGCGGGCTTCTTGGTCGGCATGCTCAGGTCGGCCGGATCAGAGCCAGCTACCCCAGTCGTCAAGAGCCTGCGGCACTGGCGTGCGGATCGCGCTCCACTGCACACGCACCACCGCCGGACCGCGGGTGCGCTCGACCAGCGCACGACGGCGGCCGCGGGGCCCGCGCAGGCGGCGCAGCGGCTGCCGGCGGAAGCGGGTGATGTACGGGTAGGGCACCATGCCCCAGGCCCAGGTGATCGTCGGGGCTCTCATCGTCTCGTGCGCTCGCTCGTGCCGACGTGCCATCGCAGGCACCACCGGCAGTGGTAGGGGTGGGCGCGGCCGGGGTAGTCCAGCGCGCGCATCAGGTTGGACGCACCGCGGTCCGCGGCCGTCCACGTCGGGTATTGGACCTTGCCGCCGCACTGCTGCGCGCGGGGCTGGCCTGCTGCGCGGCGGCGGTCGGCGGCTCGGCCCATGGCGGTCAGGTCGCCCGCAGCATCGCGGTGACCGCGATCAGCGCGCCGCGCACCTCGCCGTCGAGCTGGCTCCAGGCCACCAGATGCGGCCGGGTGCCGCTGTCGAAGCCGTCGCCCAGGCCCAGGCCGCGCCGCTGGATCGAGTCGGCGCACCAGGCGTCGTGCACGTCGGCGGGATGCTCGCCGCCCCGCAGCCGCTGCACCGCGTCGATGACCTGCTCGACATCCGCGGGCTCAGCGTCGGCCAGGCTGTCGACCGGCGGGCTCCAGGCCAGCCAGCTCAACAGGCCCATCGTGCGCGCCGCGCCGTGCAGAACAGCGTGCACCGCCTCCATGACAGCCATGGGATCGGCCAGGGTGGCGGAGGCGTCGACGTCCTCGGGGTCGGGCAGCGGGTCGGCGGCAGGCTCCTCATGCTGGCCGGCAGCAGCCGCATCGGCGGCGTCCGCCATCTCCCGCATCAGGTCCGCATTGAACGAGGCCAGGATCGCTGCGCCGCCGGTGACGGGCTCGACGGGCGCGGCGTCGGTGATGCCGTCCAGCACGGCGTCGGCCTCGGCCTGCAGCAGGTCGGGCGCCGGGCCCTCGGTCTCGGCCTGGTCGGCGTCGCGGTTGATGGTGTCGGTGTCGGTCATGGTGAAGGGGGTGGGTGGGTTCGTCAGCGGTACCGGTCGGGCAGATCGATCGGCGGCAGCACGGTGGTGGGCCGCTCGGCGTCCTCGGGCTCGTCGTAGTCGCCGGTCGGCAGCCAGCCGACGCAGGCGGCCCACACGACCAGCGCGCAGGCCAGCACGCACGCAGCGATGGCGGCCACGCTCGACGGCGGTCCGAGCAGCACGGCGACCAGCAGCAGCACGGCCATCACGATCAGCGCGGCCCGCGCCGCAGCGACAGCCCAGGCCGCAGCGATGGCCTGCACCGAGCGCGAGCGGCGCCGGTACACGGGGCGATCAGGCCGCGGCACGATCACGCCCCAGCGAGACGCGGCAGCCGGCCCGGCGCTGCGCGATCAGCTCATCAGCGACGGCGACCAGCAGCTCGCGCGCCTCGTCGCCCAGCTCGCCGACAGCGCGGCCGCAGGCCTCGGCAATGCGGGCCATGCTGCGCGCCAGGCGTGCGCGCACCGGCTCGCCCTGCTCGACGGCCGGCGCGGGCCGCAGCCACCAGCCCAGCCACAGCGGATGCGGGTCCAGCTCGATGTGCGCCGGCTCGTCGGGCAACGACAGCACCAGACCGACAGCAGCCTGCATCGCGGTGCCGATCGCGGGCGGCGGGGCGATCGGGCCCAGCTTGGCCCAGGGCCGGCGGTAGATCGCGATCAGCAGCTCGGCGACGGCCGCCTCGATCGGCGTCGGGCGGCGGTAGTGGGTGGCGGTCATGCGGCGGTGTCCTCGGATGTGGCGTTGGGGGCGGTGCGCTCACCGGGCAGCGGGGCGCGGACGACGTACCACTGTCCCGCGGCGAGCGCCGAATCGGTCAGCACGCATACAGGTGCGCGGGCCGATGCCAGCGCCTGCACCTCGCGCCGGCTGGCGTCCGGGAACGACGCGACGCAGGCCACGACGCGGGCGGCCAGCTGGTACGCCTGGGCGTAGCGCGGGCCGATCGCCTGCACCTCGCCGCGGTCGCAGAGCTTGGCCAGGACGCTGCCGATGCGCCGGCGGTCGCAGCCCGTGGCGCGCGTCAGGTCGCCCACGCGCAGCGGCACCGGGGACGCGGCCAGCGCCTGCCGGACCAGCTCGGTGCACGCACTCGGGTCCGATCGCACGACGCGGCGCCGGGCCAGCTCGGTCAGCTCGCGCGAGGACTCGATCAGCACCGCGACGCGGCCGCTGGTGCCGAGCCCGGACAGCCAGGCGGCCCGGGTCAGCGTGATGGCACGCCGGCTCATCGGATGCCCTCCTGGGTATTGCCTTGGATACCCCCCTGGGCAGGGTTTGGCAGAGGGCGGCGGGACGCCTCCCACAGCAGACCCATCGTGCGCCGCAGGGCGTCCGCTGCCGGCTTGCCGCGCCGCTTCTCCAGCGCCTCCAGCCACTCGCGCCGCTGCGCCAGGGTCGGGAGCGCAGCGATGGCGCGGGCCTCGCTCTCGTGGCGCCATGCCTCGCTGGCGCTGTCGACGACGGCGCCGTCGATGAGGGTCACGTCGGGCATGCCGGCGCCTCCTGTGCGGTGAGCGCGACGCCGATGGCGGGCCACGCGTGCGAGCTGACGCCGTAGAGCGGCCCTGGGCGGGCCTTGGTGCCGACCTGCGGCGTTGCGCCGCCGCCGGTGCGCGGGTAGCGATCGAGGATGGCCTGACGGATGTTGGAGTCCTTGGCCTTCGTGCTGCGACACAGGTGCACCTTGACCGCGGACCGGTACACCAGGCGCACGTCCTCGGGGCTGCGCGATGCCTGCACGATGCGGCCGATCCAGACGCAGGTCTCGAAGACCTCGCGGCCGACGGCCATGCCGTAGCTGGCGATCATCTCGACGGCCATCGGCCCGATGTGGCCGGCCACGCGGACGAGCAGATCGTCGTTGGGCTCGACGCCGCAGCCCAGCAGGTCGGCGCCGGACATCAGAGCCCAGCCGCTCTGGGCGGGGCCGGGGTCGATGGCAAGGAAGGAGGGCCGGATCACGCTGCAGCCCCCACAGCGCTCGCGGCAGCCATACCCGCCACCCACGTACCGCCGGCCATGCGATCGGCGCTTGGCGGCACCATTGCGCGATCCGCAGACACATCGGCGGGCCGCATGCCGGGCGGCAGGACATCGGCCGGGATCGCAGCCAACGTCACCGGCTCGGCCACAACACCGGCAGGCGACCGCTCGACACTGCGAAGCCAGTCGCGCTGCGCAGGCGACAGCCGCTCACCGACTGCCAGGCGGCGGCGGAGCTCAGCGGCCCGCTCCGCTGCCGTCGGCGGTGGGCGGCGCAGGCCCCCCAGCGTTGCGGCCAGACGCCGCAGTCCTGCCGGGTCCTTGGGTGCCGGCAGTGCGGTGGCGCGCTCTTCGTCGCCGCGGTAGGCGCGGCACAGGCCGGTGAACTCGGGCAAGCTCGGCGGCTGCCGGCGCGCCGGGAGGTTCTCCAGGGCGTGATCCACGGCCGCCGGGCGATCGACGAACGGCGCCAGTCCTCGGGCCCAGGCGGTGCGCACGCTGCCCGGGTCGACACCCTCGAACGCGGCCGCGAACTCTCGGCCATAGGCGGTGGCCAGTGAGCCGAACACGCGGCCAACGAGGGCTGCGGCCTCACGCGAGGCGATGGGGCAATCCGATGACGACATCCGCGTCTCCCATGTCGATGACGTTGCGATCCAGTCCGACGGACTGGCGTTGATCCGGCGGCGCTGCTGCCACCTCGGGGCACAGCGCTGCGAGCTTCTGGCGCGCGCTCCGCTGGTAGGCCGTTTCCTGCGGTGCTGCTGCAGCGGGCGGAGCGGTGCCCTGCAGCTGCTGGCCGATGGCCTGGGCGCGGGTGCGGCGGTTGCGCACGACGGTGAGCAGGTAGCTCCACGGGTCGGTGGCCTGCAGGCACTGCGGCGCGGCGTCGGCGAACTCCTGCCCGGTCACTCCGGCGTCGACCATCGCCCGGAACGTCGGGTCGGTGGCGTTGACGCGGCCGATGCCAGCCAGCCGGATGGACCGAGCGATCTGCCCGTAGACCGTCGGCGCAATGCCGGGCGGCGGGTCGTCGCCATCGGTCCACTCGCCGGAAATCGGCTGCGCACCCCCGTCCGTAGGTGGGGGAGTTACCGTGCTCTTCCCTGTATTAGGTAATGGTGATGGTGTAGGGCATTCATCACGCATGTCCTCGGGTTGTGCTTGTGCAGTGCTTGGAGCATTGCCGCGAGCATTGCGTGACGACTGCTTGCGGGGCTGCCTGGGCTCTGCCCCAGCATCACCACCCCAGCGAGCAGCGGCCGCGGCGCGCGCCTTGTTGGCGGCCTTCTCGCGGCGCGCCTGGGCTTCCGCCAGCTCCTCGTCGGCGCGTTTGTGGTGCCAGCCGCTGGCGTCGATGCGGAAGAACTTGGCCAGCTTCGGGCGCAGCACCTTCCTCCACTCGGACGGCGTGGCGCGCACGATCGCGGCCAGGTCGTCGTCGTCGTCCGGCAGTGGTCCGCGGTTGCGCCAGTAGGCGAACAGCAGCAGCAGATAGCCACCGTGCAGGTCGCGCGTCAGGTGCATGGTGTCGGCGAGGTAGGAGCCGATCCACATCGGCATCCAGGCCGCGACGTCGCTGCCGTCGTCGCTGTCGCTCATGCCGGGCTCCTCGGGCCAATCACCACCGGCGCCGGCTGATCCGTCCGCGCACGCTCGGCGGCCTCGCGGCGGATCTGCTCGGCGATCGCGTTGCAGGCCTGGCTCTCACGCCGGCTGCTGCTCTGGGTCGTCCGGGTGCGCGGGTCGGCGCAGCGGTCGCGCTCCCACGGGATGTGCGGTGCGCGCATCAGCTGGTCCTCTCTGTCCACGGACGCAGCGGCGCCGGATAGCTGCCGATGGCCAGCGCCGCGAACCCTGCGCCCTGCAGCGGCGCGCTCGGGTCGAGCTCGTAGCGGTCGAGTGGGCGCGGGATGACGGTCGCGGCAGGCGGGAGCGCGGCAGGCGCTGCGACCGGCTCGGCCTGCACTGGCCGATTGCGGCTGATCGCGAAGTCCGGCCGGCGGGCGCCCTCGAATCCCGCCAGCACCTCGGCGATCGTCGGGTGCGCCAGCAGTTCGTCGGGCAGGCGGAATCGGATCTCAGGCCGACCGCACTGGCCGGCCGCGGGCTCGGTGTGGATGCGCTGCAGCGGGATGCCGCAGTCGCGGATCACGCGCTGCAGAGCCTCGCAGGCGTGCTGGACGGTGCACGCGAGCACGACGGACAGCTGCAGCGACGTGACGCCCTCGGGCCGCGCCGACAGCTGCAGCGCGATGTAGGTGCGCGAGCCGGTGCGCGGCCGGCCGACGACGAGGCTGGCGGCATCCACCGGCGTGTGTAGGCGCGCACTCACCGAGGGTTGCCCCGCATTCAGGGGGTCGGCAGACTGGCCGATATGACGATCACGCCGGCCTCGCTCATCGCTGCCGCTCGCGTAGCCCGGCAGGTCACCGGGCGCGCCGCGGTGCTGGCCGCGGCTGGTGGGGGTGGGCATGGGTCAGGCCTCCTGTGGCCTATGGATGGGCGGGCGCCCCTTGCGGTGGGAGGATCGAGGTCCCTCAACCACTTCACCTGCCACGGCAGGGGCACCCATGGAAAACTTCAGTCACAACGAGGCGGTCGCCGTCATCAAGGCTGCTTTGGAGAGCAAGGCGATCACGCTGCGAGGGCCGGCCGGCGACTCAACCGAGGAACTGGCGGGGGCGGCCGATGCGGCGTACCTCATCGAGCTGCTCAAGGGGCTGCGGAGCCCGCCGCAGGACTCGAAGCGGTAGCCTCATCGACCAGGCGGAAGGCCTTGATCAGGCCCCGGGCCAGCCGCTCGGGGTCGGTCTGCCCGCTCGCATCGCCGCCGCCCTGCGAGGCCGCAGCCAGCACCGCCTGCTTGATGCTGTGGGCATCGCGCTCGGTGAGCGGCGTGCAGCTGGCGGAGCCCAGGGCGGCCGCCAGCTTGTCTCGCCACTTCGCGAGTTCGTTGGCGGCCAGGATGAACCCGTTGCGCTGTGCGACGGGGTCCCGTCCGGTGCCGTCGACCGGCCCCGGCTCGATCAGCGAGTTGACGATCTGCCACGCCTCGGCTGCCACGTCGGCTTCACTTCGCATTGCTGCTCTCCAGTTGAGCCGGCGGGCCGGCAACGTCGATGCACGGCCGGCCGTCGGGGTGCGGCCAGGTCGGGTCGGGGATGCGGGCCCAGGTGACGTCGGGGCGGAGCTCTTCGACGGGGGTGCCGCTCTCTCGCTCGATCGCTGGACAGCGCAGCGCAGGAATGCGGCCGCGCCACCCGCTCACCGTCGGCATTCGCACGCCGGCCATGCGTGCGACCGCGGCGACGCCCCCCAGGTCATCGATCAGGTTCGTCATGCGGTCTGATGATAGGCGCACCTATCGTTACACGCAAGGTGTGCCTTCGTGTGGCTAGATAGGCTGCCCTAATGAATACGCTTGCTGACCGATTCACGCGCGCGATGGATGAGCGCCCGGGCGGGGGCTCGCAGGCGGATCTGGCTCGCTACTGCGGCGTCGCGCGCCCGTCTGTGTCGGACTGGTTCCGCGGAGAGACCAAGACCCTGAAGGCCGCAACGCTCATCCTGGCGGCCGAGTACCTTGGTGTCCGCCCGCGCTGGCTGCTGGATGGCGTAGGGCCGATGCGCGATCAGGGCGCGCCGGCTGCGCCAGCGCCGGCCGCCCCGACGCTGGCCGAGGCCTTGGAGATGCTGGGCATCGCCCTCGCCGCGGCGCCGCCGGACATGCGCGAAGCGGCTGCCGCCAACTTGGCAGGGCTGGCGCGCGCCGGCGGTCAGGGGCCGTGGACTGGTCTGGTGCTGCAGCTGCTGCAGGCCGGCGCTGCCGGCGGCGCCGAGCCCGTCAAACGCCAGCGCGCAGCCTGAGCGTGGCGCAGGTCTACAGACTGCCGCGCCGTAGGCGGCTGCC